ACTTCTTCTTTAGTTTGTAATTGTGTTCCAACCGATATATTACTTGGGCCATAATCATGTTGTTTATGTAAGAACAATTCATATTGTTCTCGTTGAATCTTCTTGAACTCTTTGGTCATTTGTGGCCATTCGTGTTCCATTTGTTGAACAACAGACTTTCCGATCCAAACATCTTTATTTGATTTTTCTGATGAATGATCTGTTAAATCAATTTCTTTTATATCCATTTTGTACTCCTATTTTATATGTACTGAAAGATTTATATATAATATAACACAAGCTAATATAAGTGATACTATAATTCTTTGACTTGGAACTTCATGTAATACTAACGCCGTCATCATACCAAATGTTAATGTTGCTATCCCAAATCCAATAGGTCTAACTGCCCAATACTCTCCAAAATATTCATAGAACATTCTTGTAGAATAATAGAATAGATAACTGATTGGAACACCAACCAATATTATCCACCATTGTGATTTCGCCCATTCCCATCTGAATTGTGCATTCATATGAAACCAAGCTATAACGTTTCCTAAAAAACTCATAACTAAAGCTAATATTAATTTATCTTTCATCTAATTTTCATCTTCTTTATTTCTTTATCAGATTTTCCAAAATTTTTTAACAATAATTTCAAATCTTCTTTTGTCATCAAATCATAATAATCAGCAGCTTGAAGTTTACTCACTTCAAAATATTCCATAATAAATGGAACTACTTTATCATTTGTCTTTTCTTTCTTACCACTCAAATACCTAAGATATATCTTTTTCTTTGGTAACAAATTGCAGTAAAACTGATATACTACCTTACGTGGCATCACTTCAATTGTATATTTCTGAAAATAATTCACAAATGGTAAAAAATCATCATTCATACTTAAATAACGATTTACCATAAATGGACTAAACTTCTTTTTATCAGCATCAGAAAATGTGTCCCAATTTCGCTTGCCAACAAACAATTCATTTATCCAATCAAATAAGTTCATTTATTTCATCACTCAATGGTAGTAACTCACCACAACTTCCACAATTAAACACCTGAATTGGTGCAATTACTTCTTGTCCTGTTGGTGATATTATCGCTGATAATCTTTTTATTACATAACCTTGAATAAATATTTTATTATCACATTGTTGACAAGTCATAGTTTCTGCATCTTTTAAATCGACTTGAACTTGTGCCGTTGGTAATGGTTTCATTGGTTTTGTATTCATTATAATCTCCCTAATATTTTTGATACAGTAGCAATAAAGTTAATTTCTTTATCCACCACTAATACATCTTGATAAGCTCCACTTGATATGTCTGCTATTATTTCAGGTATTTTATCACCCGTAAATGTTTCTACTTCATCATACAACAACTTAAACAATTCAGTATAATCCGTGAAATTGCTATTTGCAACCAATTTACGAATTGTCCTTATATCAGATTTGTTTTTTATCATTTCTAAAAACTGTAGTTTAAATTCGTTGTGTAACATCCCATCTTTGTCAATTTTTAACTTACCATCAATTACTTGTCTTTGTAAGTCATTAATTATTTTACGTAAGTCAGGATAACCAGCCGTAACCACAAGAGCTATATCATCTAAATTACAGTCAATATCTTCGACTTCAAGAATCTTTCTAACATGAACAGCAACTTCTTTTTTGGACGGTGGTATTATTTTATATGATTGACAACGACTCCGTATTGGTTCAATAATTTTCTCAACATAATTACAAGTCAATATAAATCGACAATGAGCAGAAAACGTTTCCATAAGATTTCGCAGAGCTGGTTGAGCAGAATTTACATTTAAATAATCCGCTTCATCCAGTATGACTATTTTCATAGGATTGAAACCTATTGAAGAAGCAAATGACTTCAATTTGTCTCGAACCAAGTCTATATTTCGTTCATCCGACGCATTAATATATAGATAATCACACTCAATAGAATTAACAATAATTTTAGCAAGTGTGGTTTTGCCGCCACCAGCTCTGCCATATAAAAGTAAGTGTGGTACGTTTCCATCATCTAAAAACCTTTGAACTTTGGTCTTAAGATGTTTATTACCAACATAAGTTGATAAATCTTTAGGTCTATATCGCTCAACCCATAATCCATGTGATTCCATATTAAACCTTCTGTGATACTAACCAATATTTAGCATTAAAATCATCAACACTAAATTCAATATGTGCTAATCCCTTATCAGAAATTTGCAATGTTGCATTAGAACATTCTTTATTAGCATTCAAAACCTCTTTAAAAAGATTAGCATTAAAAACAATAGATTTAGTCAAAGCAACTGCACCACTTTGAGTTTTAATACTGATACGGTTTGAGTTAATATCACTATAACCAATAACAAATTCCAAACCACCACCTATTGGATTAATTGCAAAATGTTCAACATCAGCCAAAGCACTTTTACCACGAATAAAAGAATTGATAAATTGACTATCAATATTAACCAAAGTATTGAACTCAGGAACTTTCTTTAATTCAGGAACATCAGGTATAACACCAATTGCCGCTAATACATAATCAGCTGACATTACTGAATCTGTAAAATGAAAAGCAACAGGGGTATTGTCAACTTTAGTTAAAGTAAAATCAACAGTATCAGCTAAAGTACCTAACATCTTAAAAAGCAATGGTGTATCATAAACTCCAACTTCAAATTCAGGTAAAGTTTGTTTTGACAAAGTTAATTCACCCAATAAACTTTTGTCAGGTGAGATAAATCTAGTGGACAATGTTGTGCCATCAGAATCCCATTTTACAGAATTCACTTGTCCTCCAAGATTATATTTTTGGATAAAAGCATCCAACACTATTTTATTCATAATATTCTCCTATTATTTATTATCATTTAATTTAATACTTTTTATTGTAAAAGTCAATCAAAAAAACCTTTCGATTGAAACTTTTTTATCAATTGGCATATCCCACTTCATAGAATCGTAAAACATTTTAATTTTCTTCTTTAATGCCTTGTCAAATAACTTATCTCTATCTATATACTGATTTATAAAATCCATAATTTCTTTTGGATCATCATAACCTTTAAAAGCAACAGCATCTATATTAAACGGATTGTCTTTTAAATATACCCATCTTATCTTGGATGCATTTCTAATTGGTTCACAGTTATTAGCTTTAAAATATTTTAACAAATCATTATAAACAACTGATGCCTTGACGTAAACCGGCGCACCCTTTTCCATTTCCGTAAACATAGATTCACCGCCAAATCCTCGTGTCGTTTTTTTCTTCGTATACTTCTTTATGCCTTTAACACCAGTTGGCAAAGCAATATCATCAATGGACTGATCATATAATGATTTTTTAAAGTTCAAAATAAATCCATCTATCTTATCTTTATCCACTTTAGCCAATATAGCTTTCAATATTCTTGTCATAAAATCACGAAATGCCGGTGGGAATGAACTTCTAACAATATCTAATCCTTTTACATCTAATTTTTCTACAGTTAAACCACCATCGTTGATAATCCATTGACCATATCGTTTTTTAGTAACCCAAAAAGCACTTTTAGCAATCATCTCTTGTTTAATTTCGAATCGATGATCATTTTGTATATTCAAAAAATTCTTCGCAAAATAATTATATGACTTATTAATGTAACCTTGAACCTCATCCGCAATATCAAGTATTTGTTTTGTCATAAACTTATCATTTAATTCGCCTTCTGTCGTCATTTTAGGAAATCGTTTTTGAACCAACGGTAAAGCACTATAAAACACAGAATCAGTATCAGTATAAATACAATAATCCTTATCATCTTTGAGTATTTTATTATAATAATTGTTCGTGACCTTTTCTGTAAATTGAATTAACTTCACACCTGTAGTCGTAGTTGCTTCTGCATTATCAATATCATAAAATCTAAATACGGGTAATCCCAAAACACCGTAAATAGAATTTAACAAAATCTTCTGAACATGCTGTCTACGATTAAAATACCCATGTAATTTTTCATCACCTTCTTCACCATACTTCTTTGCAAGTAATTTATACTCTACCCTAGCATTAAACCACTTTTCTAATATAGCAGGTATTACTCCTTTTTTCGATAAATTATAAATCACTCCATTTGAAGAAATAGATACATTGTTTTTGTTCATAAAATCTTTTAACTCACCATTAGACAAACGTTGTACAACTTTACCTTTGTTTTCGATTGAATAAGTTTTAGTTAAACCTTTTATAAACTCTTCCGCATCCCATCCATTTATTTTACCAATTTTAGTTTCAGGTGATATATTCAAACTCATAATAATTGATGGATACATAGAAGTTAAATCTAAATCAAAAACCCAATCATATCTGCCAGGTATTGGGCTCTTTACGTATGCTCCACTAAATTTACTATATGAACCATCATATGTCATTCCAATTTTTTTATTTGGTGTAATTAAATTCAACTGTCTCAAATAAACCAACATCGCACCTTCAATATATCTAGAACTGTAATATACCTCTTCATACGGAATCCTACCCAAATGTGATACTGCTCGTGCAAGATCAATCAATTTCAACTTATCATCAAGAGCAACAACAATTTTAACATCATTCAAATTATACTCGATAAACTTATCTATATCATCCCTATACAAGTCATCTAAACTTCCTTCATACTCAACCTTGCCTATATCAACTTCAAGTTTACCAATGTGGTCTAACCGATAACTTGATTGTTGGGTATAGGTAAATTTTCTATATAATTCTAAATAATCTAATGAACTTATACCAGCAATTTTATACATCTGTTTATTAGGATTATATTTTACAATTTGTATAGGCGATAAAGCACCCGCAAATTCTTCACCAAATATTTTTAAAATACGATTATAAAGATAAGGTATATCAAACTTATTAATATTCCAACCACTAATAATGGTAGGTTTTGTATTTATCCAATATTTCAAAAAAGCCTTTAATAATTGTTGTTCCGTTTCAAAAACCTTTACAGTTGTATTATCACTTCCATAACTTTGTATTTTATCTGATATTATAAACACGACATTACAATCTTCCGCCTTGTTATATAATGCAATAGATGTAATTTTATTGTTGGCTTTAGCAGGATCAGGAAAACCACCAGTTACCTCTACCTCAATATCAAAAAACAATTCAATATGATTCTTTGATGGATCATCCGACTTATGATATCTATCCAATAAAATTTTTGTCTCTAAAGGAACATCAGATTCAAATACCTTACCAGAATTATAATCCTCTTCTGTCCAATATGTCACTTTTTTAAGTTTATCACCATAAATTGAACGATATTGACCCGAACTATCCTTCACATAAGCATAGTTTTTGAATATAAAATTTTGATAACCTGCAATGTCATCCCAAAGATGAACTTCTACTTGATTAGGAGCTCTCTTCTCACACCAAATATTTTGATACAACCATATACTCCTTAAATTGTCTCCGACATTAATGGTATTTCACAAACATCGTTATTACAAAACTTATCTACCTCTGCTTCTTCACCTTCAACACCTACAAAACTCAAATATCCAAGTTTTTTAACTTGTTTTTCATATTCTTTTTCTGTAATTGCTTCATATGGCATTTGTTTATAAGCTCCTAATGTATGTCTTGGTAATAATGATATACCCTTTAATCTATACTGAAAATAATTCAACACATGAGGTAGTTCATCCGCTTCTGTTTCAGGGTCGAATGTCGCTGTACAACTAACTTGGTTATCTGCCCAATGTCTTTGTAAGAAGGCGGCCAAACTGAATTGTTCCCAAATCGAAAGTTCAGCCGCTGTTCTTATACCCTCTCCTACATCAATCGGCACCTCCACCACCACCGTCGAATCTTCTGAACCAAATGCGGGTTCTACCTTATACCCTGCTTTCTTTAATGGATCTATTAATTCTGATTGACTAGATAATCTCATTCTACGAATATAAAATCTTGACTCTGGATAATGCATTCCTGGAGTCGCTCCCACTAATAGTGAAACTGTACCACTTGGTTTTACTGAAGTTGTTTTTATCGACTTCGGTATGGCGAACCAATCAGAGTACATACCATCCCACTCTTGAATAACATCATACCCCTTTTCTAACCAAACTTTTAATTCTTCTAACCCTTTATTTGTAATAAACTGTGCAACCCCACTTACACTACAACCAATTCGCCTGTTTCTTAACATAACTCTATTGGTGTCTGGCCAATGAGTTTT